TTATTTTCCTCCTTCCCTCCAATAGTAGATAGGTGTCATTGCTCCACTGTCCCACGTATCGTAGTAATTGCCGTCAATTACTGCTATAACGTGCCCTGACAGTGCTAATATATAAGCCCCTTCTGGGTGATTGTTTGCAAATTCCGAGACAGTGCAGGTCATATATTCGTCCGGGATTATATAACGGCTAAATCCATTGTCTTTGAGGTATGCACCCCACACTGCGTTAGCCGAGGGCATATCTGACAGCATCAAGCCATACAGCGCAAGCTGTATATATGTTTCTTCCCACGTCTGACCCATAGCCTTTGAGATAGCACGCACGGTACAGTCTCCCACTTTTGCCGCCGCTGGGTTAGGATTCCAATATTGATACATCTCTCTGCCCTCCTTATAGTTTTATTATCGCAAAAAAATAAGCACACCACCACGAAGACAGTGTGCTTATTTCTGCGCAATTTTTAAATCATCTTTAGTTTTTTTAAAGGCTGTTTATGTATGGGATCGTGCCGGGAACTAACAAAATTTTTTCCACGGCGCAACTCCACAGCCCTTGTAATCCTCTCGTGCTTATATCCATTTTCTCGGCGGCTTGCTCCTGCGTTAATCCATCAAAAAGCAAGTACTGTACAGTTTCGCGCTCTCGTAAAGTTAAACGGGCGCATGACAAGGCGTAATCAATAAATTGTTTATCGCCTAATTTCCAGAGTTTTTTTATCAAACTTCTGTTCACTGCATCACCTCAAACACGCAAAAATTACGTAAATTTATTTTGTTTTGTCCAGTCCTAAAATTGCTCTAACCTTGTCCGGGAGCAAATCAGGGTTAATTTTGCCGATATTCTCCACGATGGAACCAAGCTCCATCAGAATGATGTATACGCACACGCCTGCGGCAATAGGCACCTGAAAGCCTAAGTCTGCATATCTCTGCGCATAGTCGATAAGATACGCAAGCACCACAAGCATAATTGAGCCAAATTTATGATACAATCCTTTTCTCATTTCTGAGGATTTCCACTTGTGGTTGGCACAGGCGGCTACTCCGCCACTAGCCAAGTCAAAAACTACAAAAATACAAGTTATTAAGGGTAACATGATATCTACCATCTCCATTCCTCCTTAAAAATTATTTTTCTTTTGTTTTTATAAATTAATTAAAGCTTCCTTTAGTTAATTATTTTCCGTTTTCGCTTCTTCTTCCTTATTAGCATTCATCAACTCATTATACTGTTCCTCTGTAATCCTGCCCGTTGCGAAGAAAATATCAATCTTATTCTTTAAATCATCTGTTAGACCGTTTCTCTCTTTAAGTTTCAGTAATGTTCTGTATAACATAATCATACCTCCAATTCTGTAAGTGCTACTGCGTATTCGCTGTTAACATAGGCTTCTGCCGCCTGTGTGTCGATGTCCTGCGTTTTTGTGTCCATATCATAGATATAATCACGATTGTCGTTTAACTGCTGTTTTACATAGTTCCATCCATTAGCCATTGAAATCGGATAATTAAATACTGTATATCCGTCAAGCTGTTCTGTATTGATAGATATATTTGTGACTGGATAATATGTTGCAAGTGCTTTGAACGCAGCGATTTCTTCGGGTGTGAGGTCGATTTCTTCTGGTTCGGCAAGAACAATGTATATCTTACAACTTTTTATAAACTTCAAAGCGGAATCCTTGTCATTAGCTTTGGTAGCACATCTAAATGTAATTCTATTCGACTCCCCACTATGAGTCGAAACAATATTATCTGCTGCTCCGGTCCATACATCGTTTGCACTTGCCGGACGTAATTTGTCACATAAAATCATTCCAATTTTATTGTCGGTTGTATTTTTTATATATTTATTTATTAGTACTTGATAGGAATTATTATATTCCCGTACATCTCCGCTATCAGTTACCGCTACTGGCGAAACTATTCTCACCAATTTTTCCCGTTCCACATCCACATAATCCGCAACATACTGCTGTCCGTTGATTGTGACGTTACCACCTGAATTTACAGGGATTGCGTTCAATGTGTATGGGAGAGTGACGGTCTGTTCGTGGTAGGGTTGGAAATCTGTAGAAGCAGAGCCTTCTTCAACTTGTGGGTATATCGTAAAATTATTTAATATGGTTCCACTTAATATTCTGCATATAAAGAAAGATATTGTTGCTCGATTTTTAATTTGTCCGTCTTCGAGAATAGCCACTGTCGTATATATACCTGGTTTCCCTACATGAAACTGAATTTTGCTATGCCCACTTTTTTTGACAATGTATGTTTTTTGACTATCCAGGGGAAGCCTATTTACAGTATCGAAAGCTCCATAAATATAAAAATCCGTATCGACTGTTGGCGTTCCGTTCAAAGTATAAGTCCCATCGCCATTATTTATACAGGTCACCCCGTTCAGCGTAATAGTCTGCAATGTCGCATTTAGCAAATTCTTCCCAACAATCTTAACTGTCGGATTCACAACACTCTTAATCTCCTGCGGATAGTCAGGAGAGGGCGATGGTTGACCGCCGGTGTATGGTTCGTAGGCGGTGGCTTCGGTGCCGAGTTCGAGCATAGGATAAATCGTGAAATTATACGATTTTCCTACTGTCAATCCCTCTAAAAATAAACTACAGTATTCATTACTTGCGCCTGTCTCAAATGTGCAACTTAATTGATTTTGCCTAATTTTATGTGTTTGATAATTAGCATCGTCCAATTTAGTTCGCCCTAATTTTAAACCAATCACAATATCTGGGTTTTTGTCAACTGAAAAAGTATACGTTGCATTATCAATATGGCATTCATTATTTAATTTTGTAATATTTGACCAATTAGACGTTGAAGTACCCGTCACAGATATACTTCCATCCGTATTCATTGTGGCCAAAAGACCGTTTACACTATCTTGTGCATCGGCTTCGGATAATTTCAGTAAATTCTTCCCCATGGTACTTTTCTGCTCGCTCTTTCCATACACCATCATATCCGCTATTTTTCCATCATCGGAATCCGCTAAGTGGTTCTCCCCATTGTTTGTTGCGTAAAACTTGGAGATTTTGGAACTGGATAAATTACTTAAATCTTCCTTTAGCAAACCAATTTCTTTTTTTAGCGGGCCAAGGTCTTCTGTTGTTTTCCCATGTTTTGAGAGTACATACGCCTCATCTCCCGTTAAACCACTTTTTCTCATGTCCTACACCTCTCTAAAGTAAAAATCACTTGCTATCAGGGGCATAAAAACCATATAATTCCCCTGTGTCTACACATAACGCCGTCGAACCACTTGCAACATAATGAGGTAATTTATCTACTTCGGAAGACTTTCCCCAGTAATATCGCTTACTTCCGTCCGTATCTATGCAATCCCATCCGCCTAAATCGTGTATAACATCTCCTTTGCGGTATGTCTGCCCGTCAATAATTATTGTTCCACTAGCTATCATACTTCCACCTCCTTATGCATGAATCGTATCAGACAGCTTTAGCAAGCAATCTGCGAGCATCTCATTTTGTTTTGTAAGCTCTTCTATTTTTTTATTCAGTTCTGGTATGGACGGCGTGTTATCGTTAAATAGGTGTTCCGGTTCTTCTCGGTCAACATTCTCAACGATTTCATACTTTCCCTCCTTATTTGCCTCGATATGACACGTACCATTTTCGTTGCACCACTGCGCAGCTTTTGGTGGGTATAAACCATCAAATACGTATCCAATATAATATTCTTCCATAATTACACTCCTAACACATATCTCAGTACAAACCCTTGATTGTTAACGGCTATTCCGTTTTGTGCGTTATTAGATTTATTACTGTCAGTACCCCGTATAAATGTATCACCGATATATAGGTATTTATTTAATCCGTAATATGGATTGCTCATTAACATACCATCTCCAGGTCGCCAGGCAACGTGCTGTTTAGGTACAAAAAACGTTGTCCACCACCAATTATCACAAGCTCCATTACTATAGTGACTCCAGACAAATACTGCACCGGTCGGTTGCATTGATATTGGCTCATTTAGTGTAAATTCATGCCCTGCAAGCATAAAATATCCTACGCTGTTAGCATCCCACAGGATGTTATTTTTACCTAAGATGCACTCTACGTCATTAGATACAAATTGGATGCGGTGGTTATCGACATGCATCCCGGTTCCCATAGACTCGTACAAGTCACTGTATGTTGAGCCGTCCTTGACGGTTAACGAAAGTCCTGTGGTGTCCTTGGTTTTATCGTAATACAATTCCAGAGCCGCCTTGCCGCCGCCATGGATGTCGTCTGGGTTTGTCTGCTGGGTGGAAACAACAATGTTGCGGTCGGATTGCATCACGGAGCCGGAGCCCTCATAAGTTTTATCGCCGTCCGCGTTGGTGATCACGATAGGTGCTGTACCAAACCTTACAATTTCACTATTTCCTTTTCGTACAGCCATACCATATGCATCAAGTAAAGTATTTTGTTTAAGGGTGTTCCCTCTCATGTCGCCAACTATCAGTCCAACATCATCTATATAATCAATAAAATTTGTTGCAGTTTTAGCTGCATTAATAATTTTTTCGTTCTGTAACCCAAAATTTTTAACGGTTCCTTTTTTAAATCTTTCATGCGATTGTTTTACTTTTTCTGCGGCTGTATCATCTGTTGGTGGAGATGTAAGATTTCCAGTAAGCCATGCTTTTCCACCGGAGACACGTATTTTTACCGTATCCCCAGATTTGCAGTTAATAGCCATCTGCGCAGGGGTTTCATCTGCTCCGCCGTCAATGTGGACATATGCTGTTTTTTCGTCAACCCGAAGGACTTTTGCAACTGTATCGTATGCTTTTGTTTTGCTTTGCTTCATCGCCGAGGCAATCTCTTTTACAAACTCATTCAACGCTTTCCACCTCTTCCTTTGTGCGGCAACCATGTTCTAGCGACAGCGATTGTGACGTTATTCTAAATTTCCCGGTAAGATTATGCCTAGGATAATTCAAAAAGACCACATCTCCTAAAAGAACGTCCTCGAAAAATCGCCGGCTGTACTGTATCGTTCTGGCAGGATTCTGCAATTCTTTTAGTTTTCTAACGGCATAAGCCGCTATGTTTTCCCCGGAAGATAATTCAACGCCTGTTTCCGATTTCCACACTTCCCTGCCCCGGCTGACGGTTGATAAATAACTGTCCGGGCTGTCGTCCCGCGCGATGGCTGCGCCGTAATCGTCATGTATTGCCATAAAACAGTTTGGTGTATCATACCAGTTAAATGTGTCTGTTACGTCACACTCCATGATGTCGTTTGCGTTAATTCCTACTGTAAGACTACTATTATTATCATTTGCGCAGATAACAATACTTCCATCGCCAAGTATTCGCATCCGCCAACCAATAGCATCTAAAATATGCAGTGCCATCGTGAGCCTTGTTTCCCCGTCTTCTGCAACGATGTTATCTGTAGTTATCGGTGATGTTCCCTCGACATACACGGGAGCAGGGATGCAATCATTAAACAGATTTTTAATCTGTTTTGCTCCGCTACCGGCTGGTGCATAATAACCACGCGGCAGAATCACATCATCTGCCGGCTTGAGAACGGAATAGCAGTCAATATTGTAAGTCTCTCTCACACCATCAAGCTTTCTTTCTGGGAAGGCGGTCAAGCCAGTAAACAGTGCTACTTTTGCTCCTGACCCTCCCTGTCTGGCTTGTAGGTAAATGCGGACCCAACACTCATTGTCTGTTATCTTTTCCGTCATTGTGACGGAAGCAGATTCCCTTAAATCTGACGTACTGTCCCGGTCAATACTACCCTCAGTAAATTCAAATTCTTGACGGTCTGTCCACGTCTTAGGGTCAACTGTTGTTAAAATATATCTTGCTGAAAATCCTTTGCTCCAATCCATCACGCCACCTCATTAGGATGCTCTGCGTTCCACTGTTCTTCCGTCACAGCATCCAGTTCTTCCGAATCCACTTTTTTTATCGTTAATGAGAAATCTGTCCTCATTTTATTATCGTGGTCTTTTTTCTCCGACACCTGTATATCGCAGGAAAACGATGAACCATCTGGTGTCCTAACGTGACATATTCCGGGATACGTTGCGAGCCGTCTCATTTGCTCAATCATCGTTGGTTCTGTCAGTGAGATACTTACTGCATCAATTTTTAAATCGCGAGTGATCGCAGGGTTCCAATCGCCTTGCACAGAGCCCCCAAGGTATACTGTCCTCTCAAAATCTTTATCCCACGAATTATCACAGTCAATGTTATACTGGATTTCGATAGATTCACCGTCAAAATCAATGATTGCCTTTTTATATTCGATGGAAAAATCGCTATATAACCATGCAAACGAACTATCTGACGTTATATAGTCACCGTTGGCGGTTTTATTTACAACCAGTATGCCGCCGTACTCATTTAACGCCGGGTACGGGTCAACATATTTCTGGCCATAAACCCCATTTTCCAGAATCAATTCCGCTCTGTCTACACTCATCCGGTATAGGTCAAATGTATCCCCATCAACATATGTAGTTGGTTTAGCAACGACAATACTCGCTGTTTTGTTGTCTGCAATCGTATTTACAGTGGCCGTTGGTACTTCCGGCTGATGTTTCCACCGTACAACAAACGGTATCTTTTTTTCTGCCACATGGTCATAAATATCTGTAAATGCAATCTGTATGCTGTACCTTGCACCGTCATCCATCTGCCCGATCAGGTCGCTTAAGCCAATAGCGTAGCTGTCTGTTTCGTTGCCAGTAAAACTAGCAATAATTTCATTGGCAAAATGTTGTTCCTTTAATCCGTCCGGGCGCAGAATATAATAATCCTCGTCCCTGACAATCGTTACTTTTGCTGTGCCAGCAGAATCCCCGAAGGAAGGGACTATTGTTAATGGTAGCTGCTCTAAATAATTTGTTGTACCTTCCGATGATTCTGGTACTGTCTGGTCGATCGTTTCCGTGGTAACATCGCCAGAATTATATGCAGTTGATTCCGAAACAAGATTTGTTGTCACGCTGTTTATCGCAGGTTTTGCAATAATTTCAACAGCCACAGAATCTGACCATGCCCCTTCCTTGCCTCCCTGTGCTGTAACCATTGCTTTTAAATAATGGATTTCTCCTACATTCCATAGATTGCTCAAAAGGCCACTTGCAGTATAGATTTTATTAATGTTTTCAATAGTTTCCGATAATGTCTCCATGCCGGAAGACATCATTAAAACAACGACGTTTCCATCTTTGCCTTTAACTGGCTCATCGTTAACCGCTTCCGCTATTTTTATGCTCGCTTTGCTGTTTCCGGTGTAGCCAACACTGCAAATAACTGTATCGTCCAGGGCAAGATAATTTTCTGTCGTTGCAAGCGTAGGAGTTGTTGGGGTCTCACTCAGAGATACGGAAACCGTATCAGACCAAGGAGATAACACTTCCTCATCCCCGGACGTATCCCGCAATCTTACGCGGAAATAATATGTTTTTGCCGATTCCAGGGACCCGATATGCCACGTGGTTTCCCTGTCCTCCACGTCATAAGTAGTTGGGGCTTCCGTACTAATCCATGCGTCCTCGTGGTCTGCCCACGCAACGGTAGCCGCATCCGCATTTTTCCACGACCAATCCCATGTTAGTTCCACGGTATCAGATGCCACCGCCATTGCAGTTATATTTTTCGGTGGGACTGCAATCTTTCTTGTTTCCGAATAAATCCACCCAGACTGCATGAGGGGGCTAAGTTTGTAGGTGGTGCCAGACGCTCCATTTTGAGGTGTGGAAGTTCCGGTAAAATTTTTGAGCGCAATCTGGTATTCGGTACCGCCAGAAACGTCCGGACACGCAACTGTGATTGTCCCCTCTTTGTCGGTAATTGCAATAATACCTTTTTCCTCGTTGCCTATTTTCATCCAGACGGCTGTTTTAGCGTCAGGAACTTCCGTGTTGCGTTCAACGCTATTGATAGTAAGTGTTGTTCCTGTTGCCGATGCCGTATCAAATGACGGGGATTTTAAAGCCCCTCGCGCCGCTACTCGTGGCTCAGAGTATGCATATTTTTTATCGTGCGTACTTTGCACTCTTGTCCACATAATCTGGTCTTCCGCTATGCCATCGTCTGTGTTAAAATCTGCTGACACCGTATAATCATGGTACGCAACAGTTACTCCTGTGCTCCATGATGTGCCAGTATACCTCTCTCCGCTTTCCGGCGTGTCTATGGCATATTGTAACTCCATAGAATCCACAGGGCGGTCCCGCGGCGATGCCTGCACCCAGTTTGCCCATACATAGCGGCTAGAGGAGCCTATCTCTTTGCTCCCTGTACTCTGTATATTTGGACGCTCTGGGATGCTGTAATAATGGTATGCATAGCTCCAACCGGAATCTCCGGCACACCCTCTCGATTTTGCCCTTACAATACGGCAAAATGTCTTGTTTTGTGTCGGGGAACCATCCTCTGTTATCGCCCATGTGCCAGACGCTCCCGTATAGGATGCATTGGTAAAGCGAGCGTTTGCAATGGCGCCCTTATAGTTTGTCATTAATGCGGTCTGTACCTGCGTCCTTGCAAAATGCCTTGCATCATTTGCCTCGTATGGGGTATTCCAAGTAAATGTACCTTTATTTGCGCCAGTATCATCAAGAGAATAAGAAACGGAAGGGGCATTTGGTGCATAAATGGTAAATGTCTTTGTGGAATGTGCGGCTGTATAGGTATGCTTTTTATCACTTTTTGTTTTGCCCTTTACCTTAAATTCTATCGCGTTTAATAATTTTGATGAGACAGGATAATAATTTTTTGCATTAAGTGCTACCGTTTTTTTAGTTGCTGATTTTCCTACATTTATTTTCTTCCACTTTGTCCAATCCCATTTAGAAGCACCGGCGTTTTTTGTATGTAGACGATACCATAGCCACTGTCCATCCTCATATTTTTTCGCCGATATCTTCCAAGATATTGTAAATTTCAAACCGTCTCTCGATATAGACAGACCGCTAGGAGCAGCAGACTTTTTCTTTTTCTTTGCCATTATGCCATTTTCACCTGCCTTCTAAGCTCACTTGCCATTCTTCTTCCCCATTCTTCCGGGTTATCTGCACCGTTTACAGTTACATTAATAGTTACATCGTTTTTCGTTCCCTGTGTTGCCTCTTTGATATCGTTCATCAGTCTGCTACGACCGTACAGCATCTCGTCTCCTGCTTCTCCTGCTCCAAACAAGGTGGCATCAGAAAATACATATGGGCTTTCCATGGCTTTTTTATACCAGCTAATGTGGAATGATGGCAGGGAACCCTTTCCCCCAATACCGAACGGAGCTTTTCCGCCGGAAACACTCAGGTGCGGTAGGTTTAGGTGTGGAAGAGACCAGCTAAACTTTAAGGTGCTCTTAAACCGTCCAGGGAAGCTTTTTACAAGGGATACTGCCTTAGTAAAGATACTTTTAACAGCCGATGGTATCTTAGTAAATGCTCCTTTTACAGCCGATAAAATACCATTTCCCTTAAATGCTCCCTTGAATCCGTTTACAGCATTTTTAGCGGCACCCTTTAAAAGAGAAGGGAGATTTTTGACCCCTTTTATTATGCCGGTAACAATGTTTTTACCAAGCGAAAGCCAGTTAAACGCTGTAAATATGCTTACGATTGCTGTGATAATCTTCGGTAAATTAGCAATTAATAATGGAATCGCGCGAACTAAGCCAGTCGCTAAATTTGTTATGATCCTTACTCCTGTTGCAAGGATTTTTGGCGCGTTATCATTAATAATACCGGCTAAATTTGTTATGATTGTAGGTACATATGCAATCAATACAGGGATAGAGTTGATCAATCCTTGCGCGATATTCTGGATAAGAGTCAAACCTGCATTTATTAGCTTTCCTGCGTTACTTCTCAGTGATTCCGTAAATTGTGTCAGCATCGGCAATGCTTGCCCCAAAAAAGTCGGAATTCCTTGTGTCATACCACTGGCGATAGTCGTCAGTAAATTAACACCGACCGAAGTAAATACATTTAACCCCGTGGAAATCGTAGAGGCAAGATTATTTAACAGTTGGCTGACAGCAGTTGTAATACTGCCAGAATTTTGAGTAACGCTTGAAATTAAACCGTTTATGAGGTCGCCGCCGATTTTTGTCAGCCCCGGCAACTGGCCGCTAAAATTAATCGCATCTTGCGCCAGTTTGGAAAGGGCGCCGCTTATGCCGCCAGATTCCATCGCCTCAGCTAATCCACTAACCTCGCTTGTTATACCTTTGATGGCACCACGGATAGTACCCGAAAAGGTATTATAAAAAGCAAGTTGCAGGCCTTCTGTGGCGCTAGATAGCAAGGTTATGTCGCCCTGCAAATTATCTAACTGCGTAGCCGCCTGTTGTGCTGCGGAGCCGGAAGAATCCTGTATTCCTTTCCAAAATTTTTGCACAGTCGCATCACTCGATGCGGTCATTTTATTAAACGCCTGTAAGCCTTGCGTTGTAAAAATCGTTGCAAGAGCATTGTTTTTTTGTTCCGCTGTCATACCCTGCAAAGAGCCATTAAGCTCGTCTACGAGGTCGTTAAAATCTTTTGCCTCGCCGTTTGACTTATAGGCGGATACACCTAACTGATCTAAAGCTTTTGATGCATCATCAGTCGGAGTATATAAGTCCGCCATTGCCCTATTTAATGCCGTAGATGCCTCGGAGCCTGTCACGTTCTGCTCTGCCAAGCGAAGTAAGGAAAGCGTGACACTGTCCGCCGCTTGACCGTAGTTTTTCGCTGTGGCAGCAGAACCGGAAAAAGCCTCTCCAAGGCCTCTTACGTCCGTATTAGCAAGAGTAGCACCCTTTGCCATCAAATCGGCATAGTAAGATGCGTTACTCATCGAGTCACCAAAGCCTTTTACAGCTCCGGCAGTATATGATGCCGATTCTTCCAGACTCATAGCACCGGCAGAGGCAAGGTTAAGTACCGTTCCGATACCGCTAATCTGCTCATCCGCCGACAAGCCAGCCTGAGCAAGGATATTCATTCCTTCCGCCGCTTCCGTTGCGGTGTACTTTGTTGTGCGCCCCATTTCCTCAGCCTTGGCTTTGACGTTCCCTATTTTGTCTACGGTTGTTCCCATGGTAGCTGCTACCTGAGACATTGCAGTATCAAAATTCATTCCGGCATCTATTGATGTTTTTGTAAATGCAACGGCGGCAGCAGAGCCGGCCACCATAGCTGTTTTAGCTACTTTCCCGACCGCTTTAAATGCCCCGCCAATTTTTGATGTGGACGAGCTGGCGTTACTTTCTGCGTCTTTCAGCCCCTGCTTATATGCGGTGTCTTTGATTGCCAGAGTGACAAACAATTCCATCACATTCAATCACTCATCACCACCAATCCGGCTTTTTTAATGACGTCCGCGGCTATTTCTTCGCCAGTCTTTGTTACTGTTTGCTTTTTATCGCTATTAATTAAATCAAAAAATGATACATAGAGATATTTCCCACCGAACGCCTGCGAAATGCTTTCGGTTACATATTTCAGCCCATCGGCCATGTATCGTTTGTAAATTAATTCCTCTGTGTCGTCTAAAATCTTAGCCTTGACGTACAGCAAGAATCCCTTTACGCTTCTTCCTCTGTATTCTCCTGCGCATCGCCAGAGGGTTCTTCTGCTGCGCTTGTTGGCGCTGAGAAAAAAAGCTGACGTACCTCCGGCTCATTGATGAGGTCAACCATGCCTTTGATAACGTCCATTAATTTGTGCGTTTTCTTGTATTCCTCAACTGTCTGTAATTCAAACGCCGCTAAGATTCCGATTACATCATCTTTGTGTGTTTTCAACAGCCTAGGAGCTGTTTTAGCGCCCCTAGCAAAGATTTTGATGTATTTATCACCTTCCCGCGGCGCAAGTTCCCGGCACAGGCTGAGTGCATCATCATCATCTGCAATGTTACCGATATGCTCGAGGGAATTCGCAATTGCTTCTAAACCCTGTTCCGCTGTTAATTCTGATAATTTCATGCTTTACCTCCTACGCCGCTTCGCCTGTTTTGATATAGACCTCGTAAGGTACTGTCTCTGCGTTCTTAATGCTATAATGTCCTGTGTATTCGAAATCAAAATTTCCTTTGGATTTATCATCTGATTTAATCTTAAATCCGCCCGTTGAGAGGGCGTTCATAATTTTGATTGCGATAAATCCGGCGGAATCCCCGGAATTTTCGTCCGAATAGTCGCCAATCCACCAAATATCCTTAAAATCTTCTGCCTTTAAATCTGCCCTTGGTGTTACTTTGTTTCCCGCTACGTCTGCCGCCGCCATAAAACTTTTAGCCTGTGCGGTATCCATTGTAACGGCTGTGCCTGATAATTTTACTTCGATAGATTCGATTTCCTTGAGTTCCATCGTGTTTTTAGGCACATTATCAATGTCTTCCCCGAAATCCGTAAAGGATGGCTCCGCGCTAAAGCTACAACCGCCACTGGTTGCCATGAGGATGTTAGTTGCTGTTATGGCACCCGTTTCCGGCTCAAAAGCTGATACAATAATACCGGCGTTAATCTGTATTTTTTTGAAAAGGTCAGAAGGTACCTGCGTATACTTCATTTGCTCACCTCATTAAATAGTTATAAATTGCATAGTTATTACTGTGTATCTGCGTACTATCGACGAGTCGGCTTCATCGACCAAAGGGGTCCACGGCTGGTCCTGCGACAGGAAAATAAATCCATCATCGCATTTTACCGTAGTACCTCCTTGCAATCTGTCGCTGATTTCTTTTGCCTTTTTGTTTGGGACTGCCTCAGATTCTGTGTGATACCAGACATTTACGACGCTAGTGGCGGCCGCACCTGTCCACCAATTTGCTATAATCGGTTCGTATGTGATAAAAGGGAAAGCGGTATCTTCCGGCACCCTGTTAGACGGATATGCAGTTATGCCGAAGGATGACCAAAATTGATACAGTGCCGCTGTTGGAGTCATGACGTTAACTCCCACTTCTCCGCCATGACCTGTGCTATGTCTAAATTAGACGACGCAGGGGTTTCTTTTTCTCCTGCATTTGATGTAACTCTAAAAATTTTTCCGTCTTTTGTTTTTAATACATCATGATAGCTCAGCTTTACTGTTTTAGCTGTAGTAATTGTATATGTTGCTGTTACACCCTCTTTTTCCGCCACTCTGGCAGACATGGAGGTGTCACGGACTATTGCCGCCTGTATTTTAGCGCCCTCGACCCACTCGGTGATAAATCCACCCTCGCCGTCAGAAGTACGCTTTTTATCCATGAGTATGCAATCTTGTAAAAATTCATTGATTAAACTCATGCCATTTTCCTCCATGGGTTCAGGCGTGCCCTAAAGGCATCTTGCCACGTGTAGGTCTCGCCTTTACTGTTTGTTGCCCTGCTGTACGAATATCCGCCAAACGATTCCGACTGATACGCTCCTAAATTGCCGTTTTTCGCCTGCCACTCGCTGATTTCGTCCACCAGTGACAAAAACGGTTTGGGGATAGCCAGCGGAACAACTACACCGTCAAACGTCTCCTCCTGTAACGGGGCAGTATCGCCTTTGTGATACTGATAAACCCCGTCATTAAAGATAGAGCCGCTAATTAAATAATACTGCCCGTCCTGTAGCGGGAGGCGAATTGCGGTGTCAGAATAACGTAGGTCTTTGGCATCTGCTGTTACATCTGTATGCGTGTCAAAAATCCATTCCCCGATTGTTATTTTGCCTGTGATTGCCGCCCCCTTGACTGAAAAGAAATTGTGAATGTGATTCATGATTTCATAAAGCACTCAATCAACCCCTTTTTATTTTCCGTTCGAACTTACTTTCGAAACGGCGCTTGATACTTCTGGGATAGTTTCTGTAGTTCCGACGGTAACTACGCAAACACCGTCAAGGTATTCTGCCCACAGTTTCATGCCCATAATGGCGTATGTTTCGCCTGTGGCGTTTGTATAGTTGCCGCCTGCGTGAAATCCAATCAGATTTGTTTCGCCAGATGTCGTGTAGTCAAGCCCAAGTTTTTTAAAATCGCTGTCGCCGGGATCAATATAATATAGATCAATATTTTCCACCGGTGTTGCGATGACGGTTTTTGCCGGGATGTAGTCGTCAGGGAGGAGGAACAGTGTAGAGAAGCCAAAGAAATCTTTGATATACTGCAATCCAAACATTGTCTGCACAGTAATCTCTTTGTCCCCTAACCAGTCGTAAAAATCCATTACGTTTGCAAATCCTACGACTTCGGTTACATTTCTGTTCATTCCTGCGAATTTGTTGAGTACAGCACCCTTTGCGATCGCAAGTGCTTTCTGCCATTTCTTCTGTGTGCCTTTTAATGTTCCTGTCTTTAAAAACGTGTAGAAATCTTTTAAAACCTTGTTCTGCAATTCGACCATAAAGGCATCATCTGTCTTTTCAATTGCGACTGTTGCGCCCCATTTTGACACAGATTCAAGGGATAAAGATTTAGCGTATTTTTCTACGACAATATCTTCCCTTTTACTTTCTACGACCTTAAACTGTGTAAAGGGGATTGCCTCTCCCTCGCCCACACTTGCGCCGCCCTGTAAGGCTTCATCTTTCATCTGTGCTTCATATGTCACTAAGCTAGTGCCCGGCTCTTTCCTGATAGGCTTAAAGATTCCTAAGATAGTTCTTAATGCATCCCAATTTTTGTCAAATCTTGTTACAAAATCAATTTCTCTCGCTTTGAGAGCGCTATCTGTATTTAATACAGTACTAGTGGTTATTCCTGGCATTGTCTACTCCTTTCAAAATCCAAAAAGTTCGTGATTTTCCGCAATCGCTTTCTGACGTTCGCCCGCATCCTTAATTTCCATGATTTCTTTCTTGGTCATTTTCCCCGGTTCTCCTCCCGGTGGGTTCGATACGTTAGCGCCATGAGTCGTTTCGGTTGTAATATAGTCGGCATACGCTTCTTTGATGCCTTTTTCTACCTCTGTTGCATTCTCAAGTTTGCCGTCAGTTCCGATTTTTAAATTATCAATAGTCTCTTTTGATGCTTTTAATGCAAGGTTAATTACTTTACTGGACACGCCGGAATCTTCAAGCATCTTTTTGTATGCGGCTTCTTTCGCATTGTACGATGCCTTCTTGTCCTGTTCGGCCTTGTAGCCTTCAAAATCTGCGTGTTCCTTCTCGTACTTGCCTTTCCAATCATCCTTTTCGTAGTCCTCCAATTTTTTCTGGAGGTCTGGAACTTTCTCTGCGTCCTCTTTGTATTTAGTGATCTCGCCTTTTAAACCTGTAACGGTTGCAGAGTGTTCTTCGATGATCGCGGAAATCTGTTCATCTGTAAGTGTCATGCTCTTTAAAAAAGCTCTTGTTAATGCCATTTGATTACTCCTTTTCTTCGAGGGATTTCTTTCCCTAAATGACTTTATATGTAAATCGCAGTACTTCGCGATTACTTTCTAAATGTTTTTGCGGCTTTAAGGGATTTTGCCCCAAATTTGCCGTCAATTTTTAATTTACATTTCGACTGGAAAATGCTAACCGCATCTTCTGTCTTTTCGCCGTATTTGCCGTCAGTATCTAATTTCGAGCCGATAGCCCAGTTTAAAAACTTCTGCAATTTTTCAATTTCCCATCCTGCACTTTTTAGCACTGTAATGCCGTCTAAAAATGTGTAATAGCCTCTTGGCGGCAATTTAGGGAATTTCCCGGTGTATTTACCTTTTTTTGCTGTTTCTTCCTTCTGTGCCGCCGGGAAGTCGTGATATAAAATATTTAAATCAAAATTTCCGCCGTTGCCGGTCGAAACCTTGGCTGGAAACACGCCAGAGCTAGTATATTGCCACGCCATAAGGTCGGCTACGTTTGTAGGCTTATAAGATTTGTTTGGTGTCGCTTTAAACGCCATGCGGTTATAGCCTTTGTAATAACGTGCAATCCACCAGTTTTTACAGTTAACTTTGTTTTTATCAATATGCTCCGAAAAATACGACATCCCGGTGTAAACACCAAATTTATAGCCCCTTGACTCAACGACAGTCTGTGCCGCATTGATAATCTCAGCAATCTTTGCTTTGCTTAGCCCTGCCTGCACTTTGTCCTCAATATCAAACCAAACACCATACTTAAAATGCTTCTTACTAATCTCGTCGAGGATGTCGCATACAAGTTTCATGTCTGACTTAGCTTTCGCCACTGTAGTAGCGTATGTGTAGTTATACACGCCCCATGGAATGCCTAACTCCTCACATTTTTTGTAGTTTGCCTCAAACTTCTTGTCTTTGCCTAAATCCTTGCGGATAATCTTAATGATTGCACCATCACAACCGTATTTCTTTACTTTCTTCCAGTCGATTGTGCCGTTGTATACCGATACGTCAATAATTTTCTTCTGTCCCATCTTGTTACTCCTTTGTATGGCACGTATTAGTAAGTTTTTTGTACACGTCTTCGTACAACTCCTGTTTATCTCCGTTAAAGGTGTATTCAGCATAAATTCCGTCACCGTTGAACGTTGTAGAAAGCAGCGCTTTGTAGTTTTGCAGAGTTTTGCATGACCATACAACAAATACATTGCTTAAATCTGCCGGTGGTGTCTGCGGTGTGCCTGCATAACCGTTCTTGTTATACCATTCAACTAATTTCTTTTTGCACACACTCTCAAAGTGCGCCATACCTGTAATAATCATTGTTCTACTCCTTTCCATCTCAGCACATATAAAATCTTCTGATTTCCATTGATAACTCTGTGTATTTTTTTATATGTTCCGCCTGCTTTTTTAGTGTTAGTGCTAGCCTTTCCGGCATCCCACCACACCATTTTGTTGCTCTCGTTTATTCCTGCAAAAATATTGGTATGCAGGCGGTAAAAGCAAATGTCGCCAGGCTTTAATTTACTTTTATAATCCCGGGGTAATTTATTTACTTTTATCAACCTGTATCGTTTTGATATAGCCGCTTTTGTTCCTGTGCCCTTATAGACAACTGCTCCGTTCCTGTTGCAATAAAACAGTTGTCCCGGTTTGAGGATGCCCAATTGCTGTAGGCAATAGCAAACATACGATGCACAATTACTTACCTTTTTCTTCTTTGCGCCCGCCCAGCTATTCGCCACGTTTTGAGAGTATTTAAATTTTTTATCAACAAAATACTCCGCCGTTTCCTTTGCCTTGACGAGCAAAGACAATCTGTCCATTATTCCATCGCTCCTTTTAATTCATCTGCAATGATTGCTGTGTATTCTTTCGCGTAATTTGCCGCCGCCGGTTTTAAATACGGCTGTGCCCTCTGGCCGTTTGTGATATGCCACTGTCCTTTATCGTCCTGATAAGTCCACGGGGTCTTTCTTCCTCCCTTGTAATACACGCCAGTTCCCAGTTCCACATAGGCGGCATATTCTTCGTTACTTCCTATTATCTCTGTGAGATTTTCCAAGTCAGTCCGATGCGTAATGCTATTTCTCAACGCGCCCGTATCGACCGGGCAAAGGTCTTTTGCGTGCCCCTCTGCGGCGGCTCCTGCCTGCTCTAATGCTCTTGCAAGTGCCATCGTGGTCTTGAGTATTACTTCGTCTACATGGCTTACAACATCAATATCCGCCATTATATTCGCCCCCTTTGCGTTGCTAACCATTCGTAATAGGTCATGTCTTCTACAACTTCGTTTCTGCCTGTTTCCAAATTCTTAACGCGTATCATTCGTGGTTGTGCCAGTTCGGCGGGCAGCGCAGTTCGTTGCGTGCATCGACAGTTATAAACCTCCGCCGGGATTCCGCTTGGGTCTCCCGGATACATGAGACCGTTGGAGTAAGCCATGTTAAACGGTACTTCTTCACCGTCTAATGCCCTGTGGCTGTCTCGTGTCCTCAAGTCCTTTGTTGCTGTCCAATGCTTAACTACATCAATTCCCATCTGGTAGGCTTCCTCATATGCTGCCTGCCTGCCCCCGTTCTGCGCCCCCGTGAACGCTGTGCGGGCATTTCTAATTGCGGCAGTATGATTCATACCTGTAACGTCTTGGAATCGCCCTGCGAGCTTTCCTATGCTGTCACCCTGTAAAACTCCTTGCAGTAGTGCATTTTGCAATTTCTTCTTGTTCCAACGCACATCTTTGCTTTTTAGCACCCTTCGAGGCGGAAGAATCTTCTGTTTTCTGACCGTTAGTCGCTTAACTGTATGCTCATCAACCAAATTAAAAGCAATATCTCCAATCTCTTTTATCTGCTTATCAGGCATAAGAGATTTAATCATGTACGCCTCAAAGTTATGGTTAAGGGCAATCACAAGAGGGGTCTTCTCGTTGATGTATGCCGCGGCAATCTGGTTTGATTCTGTCAGTCGCCGTGCCATGTCCTCGCGCAGTACTTCCCACCTCCGCCCTCTGCCATACTGATTCATTAGCCACGCTTCAAACTCTTTTTTGGTGTACTTCCCTGCCTGGTATGCCGCATATTCTTTAGCGTACCGGCGGGAGAACTGTTTAAAATAGTTTCTCGCTTTGTCGTCAAGCTCCTTTTCAGCCTGCTTATATACGTCTGTCAGCTGCTTTTCTAACTTTTGCAGCTCCTGCTCTGTCCACTTGTCGGATGGATACATGGTTATTCATCCCCTTCCGGGATATCTTCCGGCGCATCGGGTTCAATCGGCTCCGTGTAGCGGTTATATGATTCTTCGTCTAGCTTTGCCAAAATGTCCGGCACTTCCTCTGGTGCGACAAACGGTAATTTTTTTAGGATGGTTTCTTCGTCCAGATAGTTTGCTGCCTCAAGAATCATATCTGTACGCTCTTTCTCGTTACTGATTCTGTTCCGCTTAAATTGCGGTTCGTCATCAATCCCCGCAAGCTCCAGAATTTTCTCAATCGCATCGCCTACGAAGTACTCAAAATCATCTGCATTATCGTCTAGCGGTTGGTATGCCGCGTCGATATGGTCGTTTGTTGCCCCGGCGGCTACGGCGTGTACATCCAATGCCCCGAAGTCCTCGTAAATTTCCGACCGCATTTGTGTGAGAAACTCTTTTCTGGCCGTATATGGCGGCTCTTGTGTGTATGCCTGTACCTGCCCCTCCTCAGCCTTTGCGATGTGCTGAAATTTTAGGCGGTCTCTAAATTCCGCCAACTCGTCGTCTGTCATACCGTCAGCATTGGAAATGAGCCAGTACATCTGCGCACAGTCGTCCAGATCATTGGCAAAACCACTTTGCACCGCGTCGTAGGCATCAATCTTTGACTGCATCCCCCTCAGGGTGCTTATGTGTCGCTTGTTGCCAAACATTGGTACAATGGGGAGACTGCTATAATTTTCTTCCCCGATGATTTCTGGCTCCAAATTATTAGCAACCTCGACTCTTTGTCTGTATGCCCGCTTGGGAGCGGTCTCTTTCAATTCTCCGAATTTGCTTTCTGCACTGTAGGTTGTATAGCCATCTATTTCGTATAGCACAACCTTAAACGGTTTCTGCTCGTCTAACTGCCAAAATCTTATGCCTGCCATCAGTGCTCCCGTGTCCTCATCCCACATCGGGGCGAACTGCGTAAGGGGAAATTCGTGCACGTGGTCTACATTCCAGAACAAGAAGGACTGACCGTGGATTAATGCATTGTATGCCGCCTCTTTGATTCTCCTGTCAAACTGTTTGCCCAGTTTATTCTTGACACTCATGTCATTAAAAAAGACACCGTTTCCCAGACTGTATGAACAACGCTGCGTATTTAATTTGTGGAAGAAATTAGAGCATATCCGTGCGTTAGACGAAAAATTATCTATCTTTTTCTGGCCTAGCAGAGTGTAATAAACACGCTGAAATTGCAAGATAGTCTCATTTTCCTGTGCGTCATACTTGTCCGCTTTTAACGCCTCTTTATATGCTCCTGTACTCTCGTGGAATTTTATAAACTGATTTATAAATTGCCCTTTGTCTTTTGCGGCAATGAAATCTTGATATGATAAATACATTTGTCGTCACCCTAGAATTGATTTGTATTGTCTTGTTCGGTTGCGCTTGACGAGTTTTAATGTTTTTACAAGATACCTGATAGCATCCATTGCGTGGTCTGACTGTTTTATAACTGCGTCCCTGCCTTTGTCAGCCGCCGTTGGGTCCCATGCATAGATACCAAACTCCTCGATTGTGTGCGTGCAAGACGGGTCAAGCGATAATTTGTCTTGTGTCAACATTGTTTCAACGTCTGCTATCCCGTCGTTAACAGTGTTATCCGCCTTTTTGACCTTATGTCCTCTACTGCGTAGTTCCACGATGAGGGCGGCGGCAGATGGGTCAACAATCACTAAATCGTCTTTCTGTCCGTTTAGCGTGTCCTCTAGTCCTTTTACTAGCTCACTGACTGGCTTCATTCGGTTGTTTTCTCTGCCAGAATAATAGTATTCTTTTATGCAGTGCCAGTTGCCTGTATCTACTCGTTTCTGCCAGACGAGAAAGACGGTAGCGTTTTGCATACCAAAATCGGAGCTAACAATTATCTCTCCGCTGGTCTCTGCTTTACAGACGTGTCTTGCCTCCGAAAACATATCGTACACAAGCCCTTCGGCTACTGCCCAGTTGCCCAGTATGTAGCGTTGATACCTGTGTGTCCCGGAGTACTCTTTTATTAACTCGTCTACTATCGCCGGAGGTAGGCAGCCATCGTGTATGTTGTACGCCTGTTGAAATATATCTGCATCGGAATCCAGAAATCCTTTAAACCAGTGCTTTGGCCCCGCCGGATTGCAAGTGCCATCAAAATGACTGTGTGACGTTCTAAGACGTGATTTTAACATCTCAAATACTTCTTGATTCCACGTTGTCACCTCATCGCCGTAAGCATACTCAATCGTTGCTCCCTGTATCCTTGCAACGTGTTTCTTATTGTCAGCACCTAGCGCATATACCTTTTTTCCAAATAGCTGTACTGTGTTGTCACTGCGTATTTCGCCAACTAACTCCTCGCCCCATATCTCTCGCATGGGGTCAAGTATGTTTCGCTGTAGTGTGCCTCTGGTGTTACCAAGCATTACAGCCAGCCCCAGTCCTTTTAGGTGTGTCAGACGCTGAGGAATTACGATTGCATAGTCAACAAAGGATTTCCCGGAACCTGTCGCTCCGGTCTTTACGTTCCAACGATGGTTACAGCCTTGCAGGTATTCTGCCTGCTTGCTAGTCAATGGCACTATCGACACCCCCAAGAATCTCAATAGCTTTCGCCAGTGCCTTATCGCTTGCGCTCTCTGACTGTGGCTTATCACGCCATTGTTCTGGCTTCCTGTTCTTTAACCAAAATATCTGCGCTGTTGTATCCGGCGCAACGTGTTTTTTCGTTACTTTTCGCTCCGTCATTACTCCGTCTTCGTACTTTTCGCTTGTCTCCTCGTAGCTGTATCCTAATGCCCGTTGCAATAGACTTTTTTCCACTTGCCTGTCCACAACATCTTTTCCCCTTTTTAAGGTATCGGCTAAAATTGGAAATTTTTTCTTCCATGTATACAAGGTGTCTGGGTTGATGCCGATGTTCGCCGCAATCTCTTTGTCTGTGCATCCATCCCGCGCCCATCCCTCTATTTTTAGCAACCCTTCTTGGGTCAGCCACTCCTGGTATTTACTTATCCCATTTTGGGGTCACCTCCTAAATACAACCATAACCCCGTAATGGATTGTTTACGGGGTTATATGAAAGGAAAGAAAATATGAAAAAAAAATCGTTTATACCAGTTGCATAACGCAACTAAGTACAAGTATAAGGAATTGCACCTTAACAGCCGCCGGGGTAAGACTAATAAAGCGGCTGGTCTCTAAACACTTGTAAATCCCGCAACCAATATGGAACGTAAAGGTGTCTTACGTGCTCTCTTTTACGCGGGATGAGAGCCGATTCTTTTACCGCAAGATAGATAGGAGGCTATGCCTCACAAAAAGTTACCAGTACTCGTCCGTACAAGTGTATTGTACGACATTTTTTAAGCCGTGTTAGACAAACATAAAAAAGAGAGGGAGTTAATTCTCCCCCTCTAATATCCCGCATATTTCCCAGCCAAATTGGCAAAAGCACTAAGCCATCTGCGTATAGTCATTTCTGCATATCCAAGCTTATCCGCCGCCCCTGCTATCGTGTATCTATCCTCGAAATATACTAGCTGTACAGCTTTCATTCTGTCCTCACCGTTGTCCATGCCCTCTGTCTGTTTTATCACCTTGTTAATAGCGTACATCCATAGGGCTGACTGAGCTGTATTTTCTGCAATCAGTTTGTCTGGGTATTTTTTTACCTGCTTTACTGCGTGTCCGTACCAGTCGTATTTGGGGTTGCTCATTTTTCTTACCTCCGCGTAATCATCGCTAATATCATCATTACTGCTGCATAAATCTTATCTTCTTTTTCATCTGCCAGAAGCCATTCTACAAATGCAAATGTAGCAAAAATTATGGCAAACATTTTACTGATTATATCCATCTTGTTTTACTCCTATTCTATCTATTAATTTCTTTATCTGATTCCAACATTCCTGCTCTGCTTACAAAGCTTTTCTACTCTCTTTAAATATCTAAGTTGCTGCTGTACATATTGGTCGTTATCTTTCCCTCCAGCCGCTCGCCAATCTGCAATCCTCTTGTCTACATCCTGAAGAACAGATGCAGGGATAAACTCAAAATCTATATCTTCGATACTAAGCTTTTTCATCTATTCAACTTTCCACTCCACATCGTCTTCTCTCCAATCTATCTTTTGTCCACAATTAGGACAGTAATCATATTTTTCGTCATCAACTTCATGTGCCGAACCACAATTTGGACATAACCACGTGTCCCATACAAAGCTCCCATCCGGTGCATAACCATCTCCTTCGAGTGTGGGCTTTTGAGGTATATTCCTTTCTTTTATTTTCTTTAACTCCTCATAATCTGATTTCCAATTATCAATAATATCTGCAGCTCTGCTCATAACCATCTGTAATTCATGAGCATAAAAATCGTACTCACTTCCAGTAAAATTATAATCTGGCAAACATCCTCTCCTGATTATTCTAATCTTATCTGCAATTTCTTTCATTGACATGTTTTTTACGAGTTCTTTCTGTTTATTGTAATCTGCTTTATCGTACGTTCTGGCATACGCTCTATTCTTTTTCATATTAACCTCTTTCTGTTTTACTCTTTGATTCACTATTAACAAGACCACATCCCAGCCCTTTTTCTTTAAAAGCGCATCCCTCACAATATTTATTACTTGCACAATATTTTCTAATCTTTTTTAACTTTATAGCATATTTATCTTTTGCCATTTGTTTTACTCCTTTCTACTCTTGCTGTTTAAGTATCCACTCACACGGTAAGACCACATCCTGACCATTCTTCGTAAAAACGCAACTTTCACAACTTTGATGAGATTCACAATATTTTCTAAGCATTTCCGCAGACTTTCGTGCCCCTTTATCGGTAGTATCTATTAACTCTTGCTCCCTATAAGCTTGTAATTCTTTTAACGCTGTGGCGATTTCGGCAAGTTCAAGACCTGTGAACCCTCCGTTTTCTTTAAGTTGTTTTAATTCCGTAGGAGTACCGATATCTTCATATTCGGCAAGCTTTTTTAGTACAGTTCTCACGTCCCCTGTTGTCATTTCTGCTGGAGTTGTATCTTCATATTTTCCTTTTGTATAAACAACTGTTTTAGTTAATACCTTTGTTAATCTCTCCATCTATTCTCATTCCTTTCTATTTCTCACTTTACAAATAACCTGTTTATTATTTCTTGTATGTAGTGTTTTTTTGTCAAGTATCTCTTATTTTTTATGCTATTTTGTAAAGTTTGCATATATTTATATAATTCAAATGGTTTCACCCCAATCTAACTTCTGTCCGCACCAAGAACAATATTGAATACTCTGAATCTCCACTTCATTTGGTGTGTCCGTTAAACCATGGCAAATCGGGCACTCACATACATATTCATTACCTGTGAATCTTTCAATAGGTTTCTTTGGAATCTGCATTTCCAATGCTTTTAGTGCCATCAATATAGCTTTATCATGCTTTCTCGCTGTGATGGCATTTTTCGGTGGGTCTATGTGTACATCCTTTTTTAAAATGCCAATTGCCTCATCTAGTACCATTATTTAACACCTCTTTCTCCTTTCATATATGCTCATGTGGTTCGACCGGTTCCCAGTGTTTTTCAGCTTCCTGCTCAACCAATCGGTTATACCGCTCCACAAATTCGTCCTCGCTTATATTACCTTGCATGAATTTTTCTGATATGCTCATGTAGGTGTCTGTTTTTGTTGCGCTGCTGTCCATTTACGCCTCCGATCATGTATCAATTTCGCTCCAATCAAATTTACAGCCACATTCGCCGCAGTATTTATTCCTGCTTTCTGCATCCGCCATTACTTGCCTTCCACACAAGGGACATTCATAATCAATGTCTCCATTTAATGCATCTAAGATAATCGGTTTTACTGGTTTGAGCTGTCTTTTCAGTAGTTCCACCACTTCCTCGCATTGTTTTTCATTTTCGCAGCTAATAGTAATGTCATTGCTATCATCATATTCGCTAAATGTTCCATCTTCGTTCTGGATAAGCATAATTTCTTTGTCCTCTAACATCTTTCATTCCCCCTTATTCTTCCGCACGCTTTCGTCCATTCCCTCGCAAATCTCTTTTCCGCCAAGTCGCTTGGGAAAAACTTTGTTTTTTTGTTTTTGTTTCCTCTGTTCCTCAGCTCCCTTTCTATGGCTTCAATTTTCCCCCTCGATTTGGGTATTTTGCGTAGTTCGGTCATTGCTTCCCTTAACTCTTGTTCTGTGCATTCCACTAAAAATGTGGCTCGGTCAAGATTTGGTATTTCGTATAGTTTTTTCACTACTTCGTTTTGTATTTTATCAAAATCTTCGTCTTTCAGCCCGTATGGCATTTTCTTTCCTTTCCCCTCCGGAATAAATCCGGAGGAATCAATGGCATATAGCTCCTCATGGAACCGTTAACGTGTTGCTGTAATGTGTATCTATCCTTAACCCCGGAGGGTGTCCAGCTTTAATATCTTACCCAGTCAAACGGCAATTTATTTACTAGCAGGCAAGCCGCGCCCTCCTTTCCTACCGCAAAAAGGCAATTTCGGCAATATTTATGCTCGTTGCAGTACTTCTTGAGTATTTTCGCCGCTTTTCTTGCTTCTGAGTCTCCTGTTTTTTTCATTACGCCACCTCCCTGATCGTGATGCCATACCGTTCAAGCATCAGCTTTCTCTTGATAATATATTCCGGATTTTTTCTTGTGCGCGGGGATTTTACGTCCTCAACAACAATTTTCCCCTCCTTGTCTGTGTAGCGGAAATCTGCTGTATATGATACGGGGCGTTCTGTAGTGCCATCCTCTCGCTTCTGGCTGCCCACAAGGATGTATCTCGGCTGCCGCTCTAATCCTGTAATTTTCCCCGCTTGTTGCATCGCCGCCAGCTCTAAATAGCGATGCATTTCTCTTTTACTATCAAACTTCCCATCTTTCGTAAAAATCTTTTTATTTCTAAATTTATTCACAGGTAATTCCTCCCAAATGTTTTGATAAATTCTTCCCTCGTTCCGTTGTTCTCCTCCCAATACTTCTGCGCTAGCTCTTTGAGATACCTGTCTAGCGGTCCGTTGGGATTGCGATGCACTGCCTCACCACCGTTGGTATGGTGATTTAAACACAAATAAACTGTAAAACCATACTTTTCGGCTTGTTTTCTGTTGCTACTGCCATATAAGACATGATGTCTATGTAAATTTTGGGTTGTTTTGCAGAAAAAACACTCTTTTTTTGATTGTAGTACGCTATTCATTGCTAGAATCCTCGCTTGTGAAATGATATTCCATTAAATCAGCAATCATTAGGTATTCTTTTGCTATTTTTCCGTTTCGTGTTTCTTTTACCTGTTTTCTAAATCCTTCCAAGTCTCCATGGAAACACCCGCAATTAACCATTATTTTTTTATTTTTGCCCCTATAAAAAGTTGTGCAGCGGAATTCTGTTCCGAAGCCCTGTACTAATGCATAATCTGCGTTGCCGGAAACCCTTGCGTCGCCGGAAACCCTTGCGTTGCCGGAAACCCATGCGTCGCCGGAAACCCTTGCGTCGCCGGAAACCCTTGCGTTGCCGGAAACCCATGCGTCGCCGCAAGCCCATGCGTCGCCGTAAACCTCTGCGTTGCCGTAAACCCATGCGTCGCCGTAAACCCATGCGTCGCCGTAAACCCTTGCGTCGCCGTAAACCTCTGCGTTGCCGGAAACCCTTGCGTCGCCGTAAACCCTTGCGTTGCCGGAAACCCTTGCGTCGCCGTAAACCCTTGCGTTGCCGGAAACCCATGCGTCGCCGTAAACCCATGCGTTGTCGGCTTGCGATACATTTCCCTCTTTCTCTACATATCCTCCAAGTTCTCCAGCTTTCACGTCTCCAAATTCAACCAGTGCTTTAATTCTAAATAACTTTTTTCCAAATGCATTTGTGATAAATTCTGTTGTTAATTCAAATTTTTTCATTTCTCTTCTTCCTTTCTTGGCTTCCATTTTCCTAGTATTTGTTCCAATTTTCTTGGTGTTAGCGTTTCTATTCCTAAATCTTCCGCTTCCTGTATCGTGCCTTTGATTAGTTCGCTCATTTCCCGGCTGTCGTAGGTGTGCGAACCTCGCATGAGCCTGTAAAATACTACCTCTTTGCCTTTTTCTAGCCGCCGTCCTATCGCAACTGTGTGGACGTCCTCTTTTTTATACATGATGTCGGTTGGAATATTGGTTTTTAAAACTGCTATGTCTCCTTTTATCAACTCCGGCTGTCCGTATCTGCCTATCATCAAATTTTTGGCTTCCGCCTTGCTTGTGCCGACTTTTTCCGCTATTTTGGTGACTAAAACATGGAAATAGGCGTTTGCCGACAGGCTTCTTTTCTTGCGGAACGGTTTAATTATTACGGACAGTTTTTCCAGCTTTTTCAGTTCGTCCACACCCTTTATAAACCGCTCCGCCTCGTTGATTTCCAGGGTAACTGTTATCTTTTTGCTAAAATAATCCACTGCTAAGTTTTTTATTTTTCCAGTTAAATCCATGCTATTTTAGTCCTAATTCCTTCATGGCTTCGGCATATTGTTGTTGTGTCGTCTGATACAATGATTTTAAGCCTCTTTGACTTGCCCATTCTTTAATTTGGGCTTCCGTCATTCCCTTTTTTTGCATCAAATCATAGAGCCGTTTTGCTTCTTTCTCTGTGATAACCTCGTTGCGTTTGTATTCGTCTGTATCCGCGTCTTTCGAGTCATCCAGAAGAAACAAGCTATTTAACGCGTATTTTCTCGCGTAGCTCGATGCTGAGCCGGTAACTTGTGCTGCATCCATCTTTTTTTTGCTTTCCTCCTCCCTGGCGTATGCTGTAGTGCGAAAACTGCCCTCGCTTTCTATGTCTTTTAAAATCGCTGTCGCCTTTATGTAAAATCGGTTGC